TGCTTTATTTTTGCAGCATCTTTTACTGCTAGGTCAAATAGGTCAAGTGCAGTTATCATTCTGTCATATATAGCCATATATAATCCAGAATTTCTACTCATACTTGGACCAACATCTGCATCCATTTGAAATATAAAATCTGCGTGTTGTCTTAATTCAAATGCTGCTTTTTTAGTTCTTGCGACTTGCGTATACATCTGTTTTGGTGTCCAAAGGCCTTTAATAGGTCTTATCCTTTTAGCCTCATTAACATCTATATATGGTACGGGTCTATTGCCCATTTGTTCTAATGCATGTTGGACATTTATTGTTTTTTCTTTCATCGTGATTCGGACTCCCAGCCTTTGATTATGTTTTTACTAAAATTATTATAACTGAATTCCATTCGGTCAACAATTTTGACGGCACCGTTAGTTAAATGGTCAATAGCAACATATCCTTCGGCACCTGTTACTTTAAACCCATCTTTAGTCTTTACAAAAGTATTTATACTATCCATGCTATCTAAATGTGTTAATAGCTTCCTCTTAGCGTACACAAGTTCATTCTGCATGTCAAACATGGTTATTAAATTAGCTTTATTATCATCATTAAACCATTCAAGAGCGGCTATCTTTGCTGCTTCTTTCTTGGCTTTGCCAGCATCTGACTTTAATTTTTCTATTTCATTATCAAATCTATTATGAATCCATTGAATTAATTCTTCAGCGTGTTGCGACGTGTTGCTAATCTCACTTTGCGTTCTAACCTTCGTGTTTCGAAAGGTATTAATAAATAAATTAATATCTTTATTTGTAGATACGTCTTTAAGCGCGTTAGCGGAGATTTTCTGAAAGAGTTTTCCAGCATTGGATATATGTGTGGTAATTTCATCTGTTTCCTTTTTGGTTAATGTGGCAACACCAGAAATATCTGGGAAGCTAGCAGATTTCTGCCATACACTCCTAGGTTTTTTAAATGCTGCTATAGATGGAGCGAAGCTTGCACTCATTGATGCAAAGTCAGCTCCTGAGTAATAAGTATGCCACACTACGCCAATCTTTGCCGCTTTAATTTCTTTAGCCGCTTCAATGGGTACTGCATATACTATAGTGTTTGGGTGGAAAGTGACATATTTCTTTCCATCAATTGTCTGTGTCTTAAGGTCTTTTTTAGTAAACATAATGTCACCTTGGTAGACCCCTTGTCTTATACCAAGTTTCTTTAATTCTTGAAATGCTACTGTAAGTTTAGCTGCTAAATCACCCTTTGTATCGGCTTTAACTTCTTTAACGCTCTTATATACCATAGGATTCTTATTGAATATTCCTTTTTTAGCAACAAAAAATTTACCATCACTTGGGTCAATACCAGCAAATACCGCAGGTGCTCCATCCCATTTAACAGTAACTTCTTTATTAGCATTAGTGGTACCAGCCAACATATCTCTTAAATCTCTTAAAGCAAATATTGCGGCACGTGCACCAGTCACACCACCATCTATAACCATATCTTCTATATGGACCATGTGTGTGTTCTTAGCTTCTACTATATGTTTTTTAAAATTCATACTGGAAATTCCGTTATTTTATCTTCTGGAACAGTTGATGTACCTTCAATATTAAAATTGAATGCACTTGCTCCACTCTTTTTAAATGCTATCTTATGGTACTTTGCTATACCATTATCTAACTCAGCAAATATCCACATATTAATTACCCAATATGGATTTATTTTATGTGGTAATACAGCAGCCTTTAATACTTTAATTTGTTTACCATCTAACTCTGGATTTTTTTGGGTGATTTTACCAACAGTAATAACTTCATAATCGGCGGCACTTGGATTACCATACACCTTAACAACCGGCAAATTGGTATCTCCCATAGACATAGCCTGATTTAAATCATTAATAACCTTTATACCATTTTTATTAACATCACTTATAATATCATTAATAATTTGGAAAGATATTACATTAGCCACTAAGAAATTAATAGCACCTGGTTCTGTAATATCAAACTTTTGATTTTCTATTCTTACATCACATACATCAGTATTTTTATTTTTTGCAACCGTGTTATAATGCTTCTTAATAACATTAGCATATTTTCTTGTAATAGCTGAGTCTTTAACAATAGCATTAAGCATTGCTCCCTGGGACATTTCATTTAATACATCTTCTGCAATATATCCTTCACCAAGGAATTTACTTCTTTTAGTCATCCTTTCAATTTCTGTGAATGTAGACTTTTCATATCTCTTTGCTAACTTACTTATAAATCCTTTAATCCTATTCCAATATTTAAGTACTGCAACCGCGGCTACTTTGAATTTTTTAAGAGCAGCGCCGCCAATTTGTTTCATTTTAGCAGCAGCACTTCCAAAAAATCCTTCTCGTAATAGTTGTTGATATTCAAGTTCTTCTCCAAACCAACTAGTATCAATACCAGCTCTAGCCATATTGTCTTGAGTATCTCCATCAACTGGGTATTTACCTTTAAGTAAGAATGTAATCTTACCAAGTTTAGCTTTACCCATTCCAAGTTTTAAAGATATTTGGTACCATTCAATACCATTACATGATAATTTACCGGTCTTTTCATCCATTATAATTGGACTATCACTCTTTAATGCCTTATATAATTCTGTTTCTGTACCATCAACAAGGACACAGTCCGATGTGTTGTCTTTAATTGTACCCTCTATACCTTCTTTGTTTTTTAAGTTTGTATAATATGTTTTAATACCGGTCCAAATTACGTATGGTCTTTTAACATCAATTTTGTTTTTATAATAATGACTACCATTAACTAGGCTTATAACATCACTACCTAATGTTTTATCTGCATCAAGGTAGTCAACAAATTTCTGCCATTCTTTAATATAACTACGTATTTGGAAATCACCAACAATTTTTAAATCAGTTAATTGTTTTTTAAAGGTGTTAGGAGTTAATGGACTTGGTATGAATAATCCAATTGCTTGAAAGAATTCTAAAAAGTCTGTATTTGTAGCAATACCAAAATCAGATAACATCACAGATTTTTTATTTGAAACTGACCCCGTTCCCCATATAAGTAATTCTGCTCCTCTTGCGGTATGTAAACTAGGAAATTCTTTATGTAAATCATCTAATTTATATTTCTTATTTAAAGTTGTATTAACTTTAATCTTTCCACCTTTAGGATTAAATACTAAAGAACCTGGACCTAATTTTTTAAATAATTTATCAATATCGTCTTTCTGTTTAGAAGAATATGGTAAGGACTTAATATCAGATTTATTTTCATATTCTAAATTATATGCTTCTGTAATACTCCAATCTTTTACTGCTTCATATCTGGTTTTTCTATTTAATACTTTAGCAAACTCTCTATGATTTAATTTAAAATGGTCGGCTGCTATGTCTCTCATTTTTTGGTCAGATACACCTCGCTTTTTCATATCTGCATTTTTCTTAAAGGAATGATACATTGCTAATGCGCCTTTATACTTATCGGCATGAGCTATTCTATAAATTTTGCGCTTTATTTTTTTAGGAAGTAAGTCAACTAATCGCATTTGTGTTGTTTCATCTATGTGTTCTCTAAATCCTTGCATTAATTATCCCTCATCCATTGTTGAGCTATCTTATTCTTTGGCATAGTCTTAGACCATTTAGATATTGTACCATATAATCTGCGTGTTTGTGCTGGTGTTTTTTCAAATACTGAATTATCTACTTCAAAAAATAATTTACCAAACATTTTTCTGTATCTATTAATATTTTTTTCAACTGATTTATGCATTGAAGTTATCATTTTAGGACCAAGACTTCTACCACCAGTTGCGCCTCTCATATCGTCGTTCTCAATAGCAGATTCTAAACTTGTTGAGACATATATCATAGCACATTCATAACCCTTTGCTTCTAATTCTTTCTTTTGAGTTGCAATTTTACCTACATTACGAGCAGTTCCATCAATAACAAGACCTAATCTACCTATTTCGGCATGTCTTTTCTTTGATTGACTATGTTTTTTTGCAACGGCTCTTGTTACATCTCTTTGGAATTGCTGGTCAACATTTAATACTAAATCTAAAAAAGCATCTTTCATATAACGAGTAAATTCATTATCTGAATTAATTTCTTTATATCCAAGCTGGCCAGGCAAAGCTAGTTCTTTTGCGACATGAGATTTACCTGCTCCAGGTGAGCCGGCCATAAATACTGCGTGGAAAATTGATGGGTCGTTCCTACCCTCAAAAACTTTAAATGACTGCATTAATAAACCTATATAAAATTAGATATAAAGCTATTTATATCTTTATAGGTTTTTAATGATTTTATTCAGATTTCTAATCTTACTATATTTTTTTAGCTTTTGCAGCTTAGGTTCTATATTATCATGAATGTTATTGAACTTAACGTATCCATAAAATTCAAGAATCATCATTACAGCCATTAAATCGCCTAGTTCTTTTTCTAATTTAGCGACATTTACTTCATCATAAGGGCCAAATCTAATTAATTTTGCGGTTGCTTGACTAACTTCAGCAGCCTCTTCTGACAATATAGTCAGTGTTTCTTTAATATTCATTATTTTTTAGGACCTAATATATAGTCCTGTTTCTCCATAGCATCATCCAAGATGCTTTTTAATATATCTCCTGCAGCAGCATTAAATTCAGGTTTACCATGAGGGTCATCTAAATTTGGATAATCTACTATTTCATAATCAAAATTTATAGATTGAGTGGTCTCATTAAGTTTAATAGATTCATATCTATAAATCACACCATGAAATTCGCCACCATCTAATCTTATATACCAATGGTCATCATTTCTACCGTGTTGGTCTACAAACGTCCATCTATTAAATGGAATAAATTTAGGTTTTCTCTTGGCCATTTCTTCTCTCATAAGGTATTGCTACCCACCAATCAATTACCATTGCCACTAAAGATATAACAATCATAATAATATATAATATTATAAAGGCAACTATAAAGATTGGTAGTATTATTATTGATGCTATCCATTCCTTTGTATTATCGATGTCCACTTGTGCACCTTTTGGAATTTGGATGACGCTTACATCTAAACGTACCATGACTTAAACGTTTTTTAGAGATTATATTTTTATTATGGTCCCTTTTAAATTTAACATGTGGTATTAATGTTTTACTCATCGTCATTATCCTTTGGGTGACCAGTCTTAGGGTCAACTGGATGTAATTTTTTAAATAAATCAACATGGTCATGAGGGTGGTCTTTACTATGGACAACCTCTGGTAATCCATCCCAGAATTTCTTATACTTATATCCTTTATATTTTGCGTTGTCTGATAGTTTAGTCATCTTCTACATCTACTAAATACATTACTTCAGCCTCTGCAAAAATTGCTTCAGCCAGCTTATTTGATTTATCCCATTCAGAATTATATATTTTAGGTCTTGTAGCAATGACTTTTTTAATTCCAACTTGAATAATACCCTTAGCACATTCATTACAAATAGGTAATCCATAAACATATAGAGTGGCATCCTTTAAAGATACACCAGTAAGAGAAGCATTATATATAGCATTCATTTCTGCATGAACAACTAATTCATATTTTCTTTCCCTATCAGCCCATCTTTCTTCGGTATCGCGTATTCTTCTTGGGAAACCATTATACCCTTGAGTTAATACTTGACCATCTTTACCAATAATAACTGCACCAACTTGTGTGCTTGGGTCCTTTGACCATGTAGATATTTCTTTTGCCAAATCTTTATATCGCTGTCCCCATTCTTGTGGTGATATTGAATTTACGTTTTGGTAGTTACTCATATTTAAATCCCTCATATTTATTTATTGTCTCTGGCTCGTCCCTTACATTTAATTCATGCTTAACACCCAAAGTTTGAGCACTATCTTCCACATCATATAATCTCATCTTAGCCCTATCAACACCTATAACAAACTTTTTATTTTTACCAGTTGGGTCATTATATCTATTCTTAAGTTGTTTAATCATTAATTGATTTAAGTCTTCTAACTCATCAGTAGATATAATAGCAAACATTAAATCTGCTGTTGCTGGCAAACCAAATGATTCTGATGTATCTTCAAGTCCAATATCTGAACTGGCGAACCCAGAACGAGTGGTTTGTGTGGCAGTGACAATAGGTAAATTATACTCTACTGCCATGCCACGCAATTCTTCAGCAATTGCTTTCACATAAGTATATGAATTAATTGCTCCACCAAGAGCCTTCATTCTTGAACTTGCACATATATTTAAATAATCTACACAAATTAAATCAGGTTTAAAGTCTCTCTTAATTTTTAATTCTTTTAATAATGCTCTAAAGTGAATAGCACTTGCTGCTCCTGTAGGATATTCCTTAACAATTAATTTACCTACACCTTTATCGGTTAGCTTATGCATCTTCTTATCAAACATATCCTTTGACAAATTTTCTAACTGGTCAAGAGGAACATTCATAAGGTTAGCATCTATTCTCTCAGCAATCCGTTCTTCAGCCATCTCCATAGTTATATATAAAACATTTTTAAATTGGGTTAAAGCGCCGGCTGCTACGTGACACATAAATAGTGATTTACCTACACCAGTACCTGCCAGAGCCACGTTCAGTGACTTATTAACTAAGCCTCCTTTGGTTATCTCATTGAATTTTACTAAGTCAAATGGTAGATGTTCCTCTGCTCTATGGTAAAATTCATACCTAGCATCTGAATCATCAACATAATCATGCCCAACTCTTAAGTCAAAGTTAACTTGGAGAGCTTCAGATAATACCTCGGGTAATGCATTCTTGTCTAATGTGTCGTGTTTGCCCTCTATAATATTAATAGAGTCCATGATTGCTAG